CTCTTTTCCTTTTCCCTCTTTTCTTTTTTCCTTTTCCTTTTCCTTCCTTGCTTCCTGCTTACTTCTTTTTTTATCTCTACATATTCAAATATTCTTATATGAGAATGTATAGGAGATTGCAGGAAACAAGGTAAAATCTGGGTTTCTGAAAGTGTTGATATATAAATATATATATGATAGAATATAGACAAAAGAAAAAATTTAAATGGAGGTGTAAAAATGAGAAAAATAAATAGTTTCCAAGAATTTCTAAATATTATTTCGCTTTGGTGCTTTGAAAACCTGAAGTTTCAAGGTTTGCCAAGCTACAGTATATCAAAAAGAAAAACACCAAAAGGATATAACATTATTGTGCCTTGGCATGAAATCCTATGGCATTCTGGAAGGATTTCTTTTGTAGATGAAAAATACTACTATATTGTCAGACTTGAAGGAGATTCTTGGAAACCCTTAGAGATAGAGGTTTCCAAGAGAGCATACAATAAGGCATTTAAGAATATATATATCCTCTTTGAGCTTGAAAAAATCAAAGAGGATATATATATTCCTTTGAGCACTGTAGCTTTTGTAAAGGAGGTGTAAGAATGCTTTCTTTCTCTTTTTACAGATTGCCTTCCCATGAATATTTATTTGTTATTTATTACCAAGACATCCTTATTGCTTCCTGCAGGTTTCCAAGCCTGCAGGATGGATTGGAATTCGTCAGAGAATTCCAATCCTAAAAAAAGGTATGGGGTCACAAAACAGACCCCATACCTTTCCCCTAAGGCCTCTTCCCGCCCATAATTTTCCCCAAAACTTCGAGGGGTAAATTTCACTTCTTCAATTTTCTTCTTAATTTATTTTTAAGCGAAGGAGGCACTGTGTAATTGTTATCCGAGAGGATATTTTTAACTGTTTCTTGTTCTTCTTCATCCAGTGCTTCCAGTAATTGGCGAATATAAATTTCGTTTAACAATTTATCTTCGAAATCGTCTATTATTATTTCTGGTAGTTCCTCTGTTTTTATTTTGTCTATGTTGTCTTTTTTAAATTTTTGCCACATAATGAGGGCGAAATATTTTATTGGTTTTTGCGCTTGGGTGTATTTTTGTTCTGAGTAAGTTAGCCAGAAGTAGTAGTAGAATTCCTCTTTTTTACTTTTTACCCCGCAGAATTTTTCTAAGAAGTAGTTGAGGCATTCAAGGGAATTTTGGCATAGATCTTCGCGCACGAGTTCGATTATCCGTAATTCATCCTCTTTGTCCTTTATTTGGGAGGACAGCAAGATGAGTTTTTGTAGATTATTCCCCCCTATGTTTGTCATTTGTAATCATATTTTAGTATATGCAAGAAAGTGTGTAAAGAGGGTAGGTATATATTTTGTTGCAAATTTTTTATACATTTTCTCTACGTTTACTCTATTTATCTATATTCCCCACTCTTATTAAATAGGAATGGAAGAGAAAAGCAATACAAAGCGTTATTCAGCGAAAGAAAGAGAGGCGTGGTTTCAATACTATTGGAGTTTGGGGCCAAAGAGGAGCTACAAACTCGTAGCCGAGTATTTTGGTGTTGGAGTAGCGACCATATCAAGGGTAGCGCGACAGGAGAATTGGGAGAAGAAGGTCAAGGAGTTAGAAGAGAGTGTCAAAAAAGAAATGCAGGAAGCTTTAAAGGAAGAGGCGCGCAAGAATATTAAGCGATACTTTAACGACATACTCAAATTCCAAGAGATAATAGGCATATCTTTAGAGGAGTTTATAAAAGAGAACGGTAAAATTCCTATAAGGAATTCACGTGATTTAAAGAACATAGCCGAGACGTTCAAGACTATTTATGATATTGAGATATCGTTAGGGGAAGAGACCAGAGATCCAATATCTATAATTATAGCGCAAGATTTATTACCCAAAGCCAAGAAGCTAATAAGCAGTCAGTCAGAGGAAGAGGAAGATAGCCCAGAAGAGGAAAGCCAATGGGAGAATATGCCTCTACAGTAAGCACAGTGTCTAAAGAGACGCCGAAAGTTAATTTTATTGATTACGTTAACAAGGCTTATATCCCGTTCTTTCAATCCAAAAAGAAGTTTGTTATTTTGTACGGTGGTAGAGGAAGTGGAAAGTCATATGCAGTTGCTCAGAAGCTTGTTTTGCAGATGCTTTTATATAAAAAGAAGAAGTTTTTTGTTGCGCGAAAAACGTTACCTTCTTTAAAGAATACATGTATTGAGTTCTTGTTATATTGGATGGATGAATTTAGAATAAAGTACGATTACAACAAGGCGGACATGATTATTACCACTTCCCCTGCTTATGGTGGGCACAAAATTTTATTTAGAGCCCTTGACGATGTCAGGAAGCTAAAATCTCTAACAGATGTTGATTATGTATGGGTAGACGAAGTCGATGAGATTTCGATGCAAGACTTTTTAGATCTTTCTATTGTTCTCAGGGGTCGTGAACTACCGACAGGGGAATATAGACAGATGATAATGACATTTAACCCCGGCTCNTATGCACGATGGCTTAAGGANTTATTTTTTGACAACCCTCAAGGGGAGTTTAAAACCAATACGGATATATTCCACTTCACCTATAAAGACAACAAATTCCTATCGCAGGAAGATAAGCAATATCTTGAGGCGTTAAAACAGGTAGATGAGTACTTTTATACGGTCTACACTCTTGGTCAGTGGGGTGTTCTCAGAAACAAGGTCTATAACAATTATGAAGTAAAGGAATTCCCTATTAATGTTGAAGATTATGAAGAAATAATAGCAGGGGTGGACTTTGGGTACAACTCCCCGTCAGGCTTCGTTTTGGTGGGTGTTAACGGTAATGAGCTTTATGTAATTGACGAGATATATGCCACAAGAGTGCTAAATTCCACGTTAATCGCGTTAATAAAAGACAAATTAAACAAGTACAACCTTACTGATGTTCCTATATATGCGGACACAGCGGAGCCTGATAGGATAGAGGAATTTAAAGAGGCAGGTCTTTATATATACCCCGCAAAAAAAAACGTAGTAGCAGGTATAAACACGGTTAAGACATACAAAATAATTATTCACCCTCAATGTGTTAATTTTAAGAAAGAGATTGAGGAGTACAAATACAAAGAAGACAGAGAAGGGAACGTCTTGGAGGAGCCAGTAGGCGTAAACGACCACTTACTGGATGCGCTAAGATATTGTGTTTATACTCACTTTCAGAAATCTACCCCGAGAATGTGGGTATTATGAGGTGAAAGATGTCTTTTTTGACTAAGATCAGGGAGAGGTTCAGTGGAGTAAAACAGAATGTAAGTGTCTTTCTGGGGTTATCCCCTCGAAGATACTATATGGATTCTTTCTTCGCCTTAGCTCAAGAAGGCTACCAAACTAACCCTTACGTATATGCAGCTATTGACGTCATAGCTAAGAACGTAAGCAGTATAAGATTTACAGTTATCGACAAGAAGCGCGGAAACAGAGAAGTGCAAAAAGACGATATAATTCGTCTCTTAAAGAATCCTAATCCTCAGCAATCTTGGCAATCTTTTGTAAAGCAGATTGTAGTTGACTATTACATAGCAGGGAACGTATATATTCTTGCAACTGACACCAAGAAGCCAGCAGCGCTATATATATTGAGGCCTGATAGAGTACAGATTGTACATGATACTGATATCTATTCTCTTTCTCCTGTTAAAGAGTACCGTTATGGGCCTAAGAAATACTCACCACGAGAAGTTCTACATATTAAAAATTACAATCCCTTGGATAACTTGAGAGGGTTATCACCTCTTGCTTCATTGTCAAAGTCTATTATACTTTCAAACCGGGCCAAAGATTGGAATATTAACTTAATAGAGAATAACGCAAGACCTTCTGGGGCGCTAATTAGTCGAGAAAGGCTTTCGGAGAAACAAATTGCGTTTCTAAGGCAGCAAATTAATGAGATCTACTCCAGTCCTGAGAATGCCGGAAGACCCCTTCTATTAGAAGGGGGTCTTGAATGGAGAGAAATGTCTTTAAGGCCATCTGATTTAAACTGGGAAACCGTAATTAATATAACAGCAAAAGAGATAGCTATTGTTCTTGGAATTCCTGTCCAGCTATTCTTACGTGATAGTGGTACATCAAATGCAGGCTTTAGGAACGCGCTAAAAAGTTTATTCTATAATACAATCTTTCCATTTTGTGATTTATTAGCAGGAGAGTTTAATAGATGGTTAATTCCCATGTTTAACGAGAACTATGAGTTGACTTATGATAAAGATGATGTTCCAGCATTATCTGAAGATGCAGTACAGGTCTGGGATAGAGTTATTCGTGCGAGACTTTCAGGAATACTAACTAAGAATGAAGCTCGCAGATTTCTTGACCAACCTGATTTACCAGAAGATGATCTATATCAGCCTGCGAACGTCATGATACAGGACATAATAAACTCAGGCTTAGTAAATCCCAATACCATTAGAAGAGAGGAGAGTGAGGGTGAATAATGGAATTTAAAGAGTTTGAGTTAGAAACAGGGATTGATGAAAAGGGGTTGTTCACAGGTAAACTAACTGTTTATGGGGAGGTTGATTCGTATAACGATGTAGTAGTTAGAGGTGCTTTCTCTAAAACCTTAAAGGAAAAAAGACACGTTTCCACTTTTATGGCAACACGACCGTGCAGAGGTAATCGGTGTAGCCCACCTAACAGAGAAGCCAGACTACGTAGAAGTTAAAGGAGAGCTTAATTTAGAAACACAGCGCGGAAGAGAAGCTTATGCCTTAATAAAGCAAGGAGCTGTAAGGGGTCTTTCATACGGCTACGATGTAGTAGACTATGATATTAAGGGCAACATGAGATATCTGAAAGAGATAAAGCTCTATGAGGTTTCAGTAGTGACGTTCCCCGCTCTTGAGNACGCGAACATAGTAGGNGTGAAGATGATTATCGATGACTGTTTAGACTTTCCTGTTGCAGAAGATGATGAGCCATGGGATGAATCAGAGGCAAGGAGAGATGCTGCCAAGTGGGCCTCTTCAGACGGCTCTGGAGACAAAGACAAAATAGACTGGGACAAATACAGAAAATTCTTTTTGTATGTAGATCCGGACAACCGAGAGAATATGGGCGGATATAAATTCCCTGTCGTAAAACTAATCAACGGTAGACCCCATATTGTTCCTCGTGCTGTAATTGCTGCGAGAGTTTATGCAAACAGAGCCTCCATATCTGAAAACGATAAAGAGAGATTAATAAGTATTCTCAAAAGGCTTTATAACAAAATCGGTAAAGAATGGGGGGATGATGAAAAGGAATATGCGAACTTTATCGCTTATGAGTTCATCAATAACCTGCATCTTTTAAAAGACGAACCAGTTCTTGAGAAAGTCTACAAAGAAGTTTCTTCTATCTTTAAGAAGAACGAGGAGAGGGAACTTCTCTCTCAGATCTTAGAGAGGATTAAAAAATTTAAAGAGGAGGTATCAGAATAGAGATGGAAGAGTTGGTAAAAGCTGTTGAGAATGAACTTAAGGAGTTGAAGGAAAAGATAGAACTCAAGAATAAGGAAGTAGATGAGTTAAAGGAGAAGATTTATAGGATGGAAGCAGAACTTAAGAGACCGGCCTTAGAGGGTAAGGAGGAAAAAGTGGATGGCTCTATAATGGTAGCAAGACTTGTAAAATCACTAATAAACGGTGGGGGTACTGTAGAGGGAGCTGTAAGATATGCAGAAAAAGCCTACGGTGATGGGATGCTTATCAAGGCTCTTAATGAGGGAAGTTCTACAGCAGGCGGCTACTTAGTATTTCCAAAGTACGTAAGAGACATGATCGAATATCTAAGGCCCAAGACTATAATAAGGCGTCTTACAAAAAGAATTATACCTATGAACACCAACCAGATAATATACCCCAAGCAAACTGGCGGAGCTACTGGCTATTACATAGGTGAAGGCTCTGATATTCCCGAGACTGGTCTCTCTTTTGGGCAACTTGTCTTAACAGCTAAGAAGATGGCAGCACTTTGCCCTATATCTAACGATCTTTTAAGAGATGCTTCTCTTTCTGTGGATGAAATAGTAAGAGATGAGCTTGCAAAAGCAATGGCAGAGACCGAGGAAAGATATTTCTTGAGAGGAGATGGCACCAACTATACTCCTAAGGGGTTGAGGTATTGGGTTGACAGTTCTAACGTAATTCAACCTACAGGAAGTTCTTACACTGATGTAATAAATACTTTAGGAAGAGCTGAATATCTATTAAGGAAAGCCTACGTTAATACATCTTCCGCAGTTTGGATTATATCACCCAGAACCGAGTTCTTCTTAAAGACCCTTGTAAATTCTATGGGTAATTACGTCTTTAGAGAAGAGATGTTGCAAGGCAAGTTGCATGGTTATCCTTATTATGTATCCCACTTCATACCTGAGAATTTAGGAACAGGAGAAAACGAGACAGAGATCTATTTTGTGGCAACTGATGAGTTAATTATAGCTGAAAACGAAGCTTTAACTATAGACGTCTCCAAGGAAGCTACCTACAAGAGCGGTACTAACCTAATATCTGCTTACTCTGTAGACCAGACAATAGTAAGAGTAATAATGAGACACGACTTCGCAGTTAAACACGAGAAGGCCATAGTAGTAATTGACCAAGTCACTTGGGGCGCCTAATAGTTAAATAGGAGGCGAGTGTTGTTTGTCTGTTTATATTTAGGAGGGCATAGGGCTGGGCCTCAAAAGTCCTGTGCCCTCCCTGAAGAGGGTGATAAACTATGATAGTAAAATTTAGGACACATTATAAGTTATGGAATCCCGGTGAGATAGCAGGTTTCCCTGACAAGGAGGCTCAGAGGTTAATCGAGAGTGGGATTGCGGAAAAAGTAGACATTCGTGAGGAAGTGCCTCGAAAGCAAATAACTAAGATGGAGAAGAAAACTAAAGAATGAGCATCTTAGAGGTGCTTGACAGCATATTACAAGATAGTTCTGGGGTTCTAACAGAGGCCCAAAAAAGCAGTGCCGTAGAGCTTGCTACGGCACGTGTACTTGTAGACTACCCATTGTATGTGGTAGAGCAACTAATATATGTTCCCGAGAAAGTAGCGTATAGCATGCCCACAGGATGGCGAGAGGGGATTTCATTTATAGAAAGCATATGGGATGATCAAGGCAGAAGATACAAATGGGCAATAGCCCTGTTAGAGGGTGAACGATACATACGCCCCTATCTGAGCCATGGCTTCTGGGTCTCCTATAATTATGAAACAATGAGATTCTGGGTAAGATATTCTACATATCCTTCTTCTGACAATCCTCTTTCGCCGCAGCACGAGTATCTAATAGGTGTATACGCGGCCTATCTATGCTTAGAGATGTTAGCTAACCATTACGCCCAAGCTTCAGATCCGACGGTAACAGCAGACGTTGTCAATTACAGAGATAAGTCTCGGATATATTCTGATAGAGCTGATAAGATGCTGGAGCTTTATTATAAGACGTTAGGAGAGTGGCGGTATGGAAGTTAGGGTAGAGATGGAGCTTGATGAGGAAATAGCAAGAGATTTAGAGATAAAGATAATGAAATCTGCCGAGGCGCTAAGGAGAGAGGGGTTAGTTTATCTTTTAGAGCACCTACCGTATGTCACTGGAGACTTTCTTAGAAGTATAGCGTGGGAGATGGAGCCCACAGAGTGGGGGGTTCATACCGAGATCTATTCTGACCCTAATAAGATAAAGAAGCCTTTCTATTACCCTGNGATTGTCGAGCATGGTAGTAGACCTCATTTCGTGCCTCTTAAAGAGTTGCGTAGTTGGGCTGAGCTAAAGTACGGCCTTAAAGGAAAACAGGCTTACAATCTTGCGAAGAGAGTACAAAGAGGAATTCTCAAGAGAGGTAATATACCTTACAAGCATTTTAAGAATACCATAGACTACTTAGCCCAAAATTGTGAAAGGATAATAAGAGATGTATTTGAAAATTCTTGACCAGATTTATGAAACTGTGAGCTCTGTAGAGGGAATAGGGGTAGTGCACAAATACAGTAGGTGGACAAACAGAGAGGATATCTTTAAGTCCCTCTACGGTGTGCCGGTTATTGTGTCAGGCAAGACACTTCTCAAGATAAATGGCTGGGAAATCTCCCGCAAGTCTGTCAAGGAGGAGCTAAAGGGGAGCTTTATTGTACACCGCAAACATGTCTTTGTGATACGAGGATTTTATGGGTTAGAGGATGAGGCAGCCTCAGAAATAGAGTTTAATCTCTTGTTGGAAAAAGTTTGTAGCGCTCTTAGAAAATTACTTGAGACGAACTGGACTGCCTATCCTGAGACTCCTTGGTTTTATAACGAGCCTCCCTCTATAAATGACATATCAGTTATTATGTTTAGTTCCTTCTTAGTGCATATAGGGGAGATCATGTTTAGCGCGACAGAATACTTAGCGTAGGAGGTGTATTTATGAGAGTCAGGTATAAAGGAGTGGTACAAGTAAGAGTGTGTAAAGGTAATATTGAGATCATTTTTAATCCCGGTGAGGAAAAAGAGATTATGGATGAGATAGGCAATGATTTACTAAAAAACCCTTATTTTGAAAAAGTAGAAACCAAAACTAAATTTTTAAAAACTGAAGGAGGGGAATAAATAGATGCCAGTACCATTAGGAAGTTTAGCTAAAATCGCATGGGAGCAAGAAAGCTCATATGGAACAATGCCTACTACAATTCAAAAGTCCTTACCTTTTATAAGTGAAAGTATAAAAACAACTATTGAAACAGCCCGTGTAGATGTAATAATGGCTACAAGGAGTAGGCTACCAAATTTCGAACCATTAGCAAGAATGTCTGTGTCAGGAGATATAGAGTTTCCTTTTTATATACCTTCTATTTCAGCTGACGATCCTTTTGTTGCTCTAATGAAAGCATGCATGGGTTCTGTGGAGGTAACTACAGATACATCAGTAATTTGGTCTTTGGCTGATGTTCTTCCTTCTCTTTCCCTTTTTGTGGACAGGGACACAAGAAACGTATCTAATACCAAAAACTATTTCTACTATGCCGGCGTAAAAGTCAATCAATTCACAATAACAGGAGAAGAAAATGGGATAATAAGACTCAGAGTAAGTGTGGCAGGGCAAAGAGAAGAAGTTTCTACATCGGGGCAGACTATCACTATTCCTACTTTGGATACTGCAAAGTTCTGGTTCTCAAGAGTCTACCTATACGATGGGAGCGAAGCAGTAAATGCTAAGATTAGAAGCTTCGAGATAACAGTCAACCACAATTTAACAACAGACAGGTACTTCAACAACGTGTTAGAGGTTGCAAGTAGCGGAAGTGTTTCTGCTAAAGAAAAAGTAGCAGTATTAGTAGATCTTCCTGAAGGTCGAAGAGAAGTAACTGGTAGGCTCGAACTTTATTTTGACAACACAAGATGGTACGAGAAGTTCCTAACTGGGTCCTTGTTTAAGGTAGAAATCATAGCAGCAGGACAATATATAAGTACCGGCACTTGGTACGCCAAGATAGAGCTTCCTAAAGTCATGGCAACAGGAGAGACACCAAACGTAAGTGGTCCTAACCCTCTCAACTTTAGTATGAGCTTTACAGCTTATCAAGATGCTTCTTCTAATGACGAGTTGAGAATATCGATTCTTAAACAGTCCTAAAACTGAAGGGAGTGGTTAAATGGCAGTTAGACCTTCCGAATACAGAGCTCAGCTAAGAAAAGAAGTAACACTGTCCTCAGGATATACATTTCTTATTCGCAAGATAAGAATAAGGGATATATTCAAAACAGCTAAGTTACCTATAAGCCTTACAGAACAAGAGGTACAAGTATCTACTTCAGAAGTAGACATACAGCAAACTCTGGAGTACATAGACGACATAATAATAGCAGGAGTTGTGGAGCCCAAGGTAGTTAAAAAAGCTATTGACGAGTGCAGTGAGGATGAACTTTCTATCTACGAGTTAAGTGAGCAGGACAGTACAGAGCTATTCCAAGAGATAATGAAGTTTAGTGGGGCTCCGTTAACTCAGGAGGAAAAACAAGAATATGCGCCCTTTCCTGAGGAGCGAGCTTCCACTTATAATAGACCAGATGGCGAGAAGGTACCACAAACTACCCAATGAGATACTTGACCTTGAACTATTAGACTTTGCCATCAATCTTGAAATAATGAAAAGAGGGTTAGAGTTTGACGCCGAGCAGGCTAAAGACCTCTCGAAGGAAGGAGGCTTTGTTTGCCCAGTTTGGCTATTCTTATTCAGATAGGAGGGGGCTATGTCAGAAGAATATAGGCTTCAGATAATTATAGATGTTGTTAATAAGGCCCTTCCTGAAATTAGGAAAACTATCGAAGAGGCCAAGAAGGGCCTCAAAGAGCTTCAAGAGGTATCTCGAAAACAGGAAGAGGCTTTCTTCACTGCAGGGAAGAGAGCCCCCTCTGCTTCCAAATTAAAACAAGCTGGTCTCCTATCCCTTAGAGAAGCCGAAAAAGAGATAAAAAGGTTAGGGACTGGAGACGAGTTCATAAACTATCTAAAACAATTAAAGAGAATAAGGCATGAAGAAGTCCAGAAGTTAGTACCCAAATTCCGAGAACTATATGAGAAGTATAGCATAAGCCAACAACCCCAGAGGCTAAGCATAGATCTGGCAGCATCAGTACAGGAATTTGGCACAATAAGGGGCTTCATTGTAGAAGCCGAGAAAGAGCAGGAGCGGGCTGTACAAGAGCTTGTAGAGTTTGTAAAACAGAATAAAGGCCAGTTATCCAAGCTCCCCTCTGACTTATCTAAAACCTTTCAGGGCCTCAAGAACAGAGTAAAAAACGCTACTACTTACCTTAAATTTTTAAGAGAGGCCAATAAAGTAGCCGAAGAAGCTGCAAGCAAGTTTGAGGGATTTAGCATAAGTAATGAAGAGGTAATTCTTGAGTCACCTGAGTATTGGGAGTATAAAGAAGGGCTCTCCTTCTTGGCGCGAGAGAGGCTTGAAGCTCTTAAGCAGTACCGAGAGGCATTAAAAACGAGAACAGTTCCACAGTATATCCAAGACATACAAAATACGATACAAAGTGTCAGTGAGACCTATCAGAACGTCCTTAAAGACTTTAACGAGCTTCTGGGGAAACCCATATCAGAGGGGGGCTTAGCAGGAGAACCTCAGACCGAGGAAGAGGCAAGACAAGTCTTTCTAAAATTTGATAAATTTATAGGTCAAATAGAAAGCCTAAGATCACAAATACGCAGGTATCTAAGNTCTGCTTACAGAGGACTTATTCCACCTAATCTTTTAAATCAACTTCAGAATTTATCCAACTATCTCACCGAACAGTACAGACAATTCTCCTCTCAATACGAAGCCATTTCCGAAGCATACCTTGGGCCTCGTGCTATAAAGGCTCCTCCAACAGAGGCAGTGCCAGCCGGAGAAGCCCAAGAGAAAATATCCGCGGTAGAGCCTCCTGTTGAAGAAGCTGTGCAATACTTAGAGAAATTAGTAGAGGCGAACGAGCAAACCCAGCAAATAGCAGAGACTATGTCTACCGTAGCCCAAAGTACTCAAGAGGTTGCTCAGGCTTCGGAGCAAGTAGCCCAAACGACTTCTACAGTCTCTTCTGTAACAGGCGAGACAGCNAAAGCAAGTCAAGAAGTNGCACAGGCTATGCAAGAGACTGCAAAAGCCTCTGAAGAAACAAGACAAGCCACAGAGAGCATAAGGCAAAACCTAAGCCACATAGAGAGACTTGCACAAATTCAGGCGGCTTATTACGAGGCTCTGAAATTTGGTGCCAAGCCAGAGGAAATACCGCAGATTATAAGCCGTCAATTAAACCTTGCAGAAAGCGAAGTCAGGAAGGGTTTAACTACTCTGAACATAAAGGGTATGCTATTCGGCCCCTTGGAAGGTGGTTTATCAGCCCAACTTAAAGAATTATATCGCAACATAGATATAACTCTCTCCCAACTTGCATCTGGAGGGAACATAGATCTTGCCATCAATAACTTGCGAGAACTTGGACTAAGAGTAGAAGCTTTTGCAGATATCATGGCTAAAGACCCAGATTTTACGAAGAGAGCAGCCTCCGCAGTACGTGAGTACGGAACTGAGCTATACAACGTAAGCAATATTCTCAAAACACTGCCTCAAAGCCAAGAGAATTTCCAGCGAGACATAGAAGATACCAAAAACAGACTCTTAGCTCTTCAAGAACTCCTTGAGAGAAAAGTAGCACCAAAAGCTATTAAAAGCCCCTTCAAAGAGTATGTCGATCAAACAAAAGATTTAAACTACATATTCCGAAATCTAACATGGATAGGTTTCTCTCTCACATACGGATTCCAAGGTATAGCAAGAGGCCTTGAGAATACCCTAAGAAGTATTGGGGAATACGCTCTCCAAACGAGATGGTACTCAGAAAGATTCGGAATGACCACCCAAGATGTTCAAGCTCTCAAGGCAGCCCTTGAGTACTCTAACGAAACAATAGACCACTTTGCAACATCCTTAGCAGTTTTATCCCGTAAAATATACGACGCAGCACAAGGAAGCGGTGTAGGTGTAAGGGCCCTATACGATTTGGGCATTCAATTCATAGATAGTGCAGGGCGCATGAAGCCCTTCCAAGAAATCTTAGGACAACTCTTCTTGCGTATTAAGCAATTAAAGGATGCAGGGGTAGAAGCTTCTCTTATTAGCGCTTACTTAACTAAAATATTTGGTCGAGAAAATACAAAGCTTGCCTTATTCTTAGCCGAGAATATAGAAGACATAACAGAAAGGTTAGAAAAGGCAAAAGTATTTGGCTTGGTCTTTTCTCCCCAAGAACAAGAGAACGCAGTGAAACTAATGGTAGCCATAAAAGATATTCAAAATGCATGGAAAGGCCTCTCATACCAAGTATTTTTAGGGGCCTCAAAAGCAATTTTGCCCGTATTGGTTTGGATTAGAGATTTTATAGCCTCTTTAACAAAACTGTCAAATACTTTTAAAGGTGTCGGTGGTGTAATCGCTTCAGTTATTTTAAGTATAAGCAAAACATTAGCCGTCTTTGGCACCATGCTACTTCTTGTAGCAAGCATAATGAGAGCCTTCTTCATGTTGAAGGCTTTAGGGGACGTATTAAAAGGCCTCACAAGTGGTGTTACCATTTTTGGAGTAAGCTTAGGACCTACCGCATTAGCAGGTGCGGCCTTATTAACTGTTTTGACCTTACTTCTTCCCAAGATACTTGGAATAAGCGACGCTTTTAGAGAGGCTCAGAGGGGCTCTTCAGACTTCCTAAAGACTTTCCAAGAAACTTTTGAAAAGTTCTCAGAATTAGCCCGCGATGCTGGCGAAGAGTTCATGTACGCTTATGCCGAAGGCATGAAACAGGGAAGCTGGGAAGCCCGAAGAATAGCGCTTCAGATAGCTCAGGATCTATTTGAACTCTTTGGTGGAGGCCACTCACCTGCTAAGAAAGGGCCTCTCTCTAACTTAGAATATTGGGGTCTTGTCTTCTTAGAGGCCTACAGAGAAGGAATGACGGCAGGTGTACAGAACCTTGTTAACGATGTACAGAACATACTTACAAAAATAAATGATTTGTTCTACAACATGGCTTACAGCCTTGGTGTTGATGTAGCAAACCTATTTACAGGTCGAGAAAATGTAGACTTCTCAAAATATTATAAACTATTCTTACTAACCATCAAAGAAGCTCTAATACAAGTGACAACTCAAATAAAAAACACTTTCATAACAGCGTTCAACGCAGGAATAGATAATTTAAACGACACTATCCAGACAAAACTTGGCTTAAAAGAACCGCAAAGTTTAGTGCAACAATTTGGTAAGGGGTTCTTCAATACTATTACAGAGGTACTCAAAAATGAGGTCCGTCAATTCCACAACACTGCTTTCGCCCCTGTAATTGGCTTTATAAGCACATTCTTTGAAAAAGCACTCTCAGAAGATACCATAAAAAGTCTNACAGAGTGGCTTAAAACCCAAATAAGCGTTATATCTATGCAGAGAGANCTA